GGTATTAGCGTCGCGCTAAACGATGCGACAAGTACGCTTGCCCAGTTAGGCAAAGATATGGGCGAAACGCTACTTAAGGAAACAAAGAGGAGTCTTGGCATTGCATCGCCTTCTCGCGAATTTAAGAAGATTGGCGAAAACGTTGGAAAAGGCTTTGAGCTTGGCGCTGTTGGGTCCATGGATAAAGCCTTTGACGCGCTTGAGCGAAAACTTCAAGAAAGGCTTAAGAGGCTGCAGTCAATCCTTAGTCTTGCACCTTCTCGTCGAAGCGCCTTCCCCTTTGTCGCCACGGGAGGACGCCTTGAGTCGGGCCCTATTGCGAGAGAAATTGATCAAGCTTATGCAAAGATTGCTCAAATCCAAGAACGTCGCCAGGGGCGACTAGCAACAGAACGTGGGAGTCTGGCTCAGATGGCAGGGCGGCTTTTGCCACCCGCTCGCGACAGGTCGTTGCCCGCTGCTCGTGAAACTATTTTCCCTGGCGGCGGAGCTTTAGATCAAGTTACACAAGGCTTTGTTCAGTCATTAAGAAACACTCGTGACACTCTTGCTCGTAACTTCTCGGCCAATACTTATCTGCCAAGAGCCACTCGTGCATTAGCTACGTCCATGGACGTAGCTACGAAACAATTGAGTGGCACAAAAATTGCTGGGTTGCTTCCATCCAAAGAAATGATGGAGCCTTTACGTTTCCAAAGAGCGCAACAAAAAGCTGCTCAGATTGATGCAGAAAATATAGCAAGGGCACAAGCGGAACAGGCGCTAAATCAGCAAAATCTGCGCGGGATGTTCCAAGGAGTGCCACGTATCAATGCGCCAAGAGTTGGACAGGAAGAGACCCCGATAGGAAGGCACATACAAAACAAAATTGAACAGGCAATACAAAATGCCCGTCAAACACTAGGTCTTCCTCTCGGTCCTTCTTCTACTTTTGTACCCAGCCCCTTTGCTGGTGCCGCTACGGTTCCTCCTCGGCAATTTTTTCAACCAACAATGCAAGCTGCGTTGCCACCAGCGGGAGGAACGGGACCAATTGCAGCAGCTCAGCGGAATATTGCAGAGATGCAAAAAAACAATGATCGAATGCTGGCGAGCACTAATAGAGCCATAGCGGCTATTGACAGAATCATTGAAGCGGGTCGTGGTATAACTGGCAATGCTCCTTCTGCTCCTCCATCGCAAAGTGGATTTGCTGCTTGGTCCCGGCAAATGACAGCCAAATATGGCGGTGGCAATGTTCCCCCCGTTCCTCCCGGTGGAGGCGGCGGTGGTGGTGGTAGATTTCGTGAAATAATGGGATTTGGCCCCGATCCAAGCCGTATTGATTTAAGTGTTTTTCAGCAAGCGCGTGTTCCTTTGACAGGCGCAATTGCAGAATTGACCAGTGAATTCGCCAATGCTGCTAAGCAAGTTCTCTTGTTTGGCACTGCATATAAAGCATTAGCCTTTTTCACCAATCTTCCCAATCAAGCCTTTGAAGCTGCCAAGGCTTTGGGTACTTACAAAAACCAATTGCAAGCTGTAACCTCTGAATCAAACACCTTTGAGCAATCTTTCGCTTTCGTTGACAATCTTGCTCAGCGTTTTAACGTACCCCTGGAAAGCGCCAGGCAAGGTTTTGTGAAGCTTTATGCCTCCATGGAACCTGCGGGATTTAGTCAAGGACAAATTGAAAATCTTTTTGAGGGAATTTCAAAGGCGACTGCTGCGTTTGGTCTAAGCGCAGACAAGGTGGATCGCGTTAATTACGCCTTTGCTCAAATGGCAAGCAAAGGCCAGATCATGAGCGAAGAACTTAAGGGGCAATTGGGCGACGTTCTCCCTGGAGCATTGGCGCTTTTTGCTGAAGCAGCTCAAATGAGCATTCCTGAATTTAGCAAGGCAATGGAGGATGGGGCTTTTAAGGGAGACGCGATGGCGCAAGTGCTGGATAATGTTGCAATCTTGATGAATTCAAAATTTGGACCCGCAGCACAAAATGCATCGAAGACATTGCAAGGCGCATTGAATCAAATACAAAATAACTTGAAAATGATGTACGAAAGTTTAACGCCTTTCGTAAATCAATTTGCCGCAGTATTTGGGCCTCAAGTTAATTCATTGATTAAAGACGTTACAGATGCTATTAAAATTCTTACGGGAAGCTTTGTTAATGGCAGTGATGCCCTTTCAACGCTTTCTCCGCGAGCAGAGGCGATATACAAAGTATTCCAGCAAATTGGGCCTTCCGCCGTGAGTGCCGCTCAAAATATTGGAAGCTTCGCTTCGTCTCTGCAAGTGTTTATCACGCCTCTATTAAGCGCCACAAAAGGTGTTTTAGATTTTATTTCTCTGCCAGTGGTTGCAAGAATTGGGCTTTATGCAACAATTATCGCTTCTTTGAATGGCGCGTTCCAACTATTGGCACGCACTGGCATATTGCAGGCGACTGTTGCAATGGTCAAATTCTTGGCCACGCTTAACATTGCACAACTCAGAGTTTACATCGCCGGCCTCCAAACATTAGTGGCTGTTTTGCGGAGCATGATTACCGCCGCAAACATTGCTACGGCAGCAATGGTTGCCCTCAAAGTTGCAGTGGGGGGGATTATTGTTACGGCAATTCTTACGGGATTAGATCTATTGGCTCAGCGCCTTTTGAATATTGGAGATTCTGCGAATAAAAGCAAACAAAGCGTTCGCGAGCTAATGCAGGAGTTAGATCAAATTGCCGGATCGGCTGACGTTGCAGCAGCCACGGAAAAATATATGGAGGCCAATACTGAGTTGGCAATGGCTCGTAGAAAATATCAAGAAGCCGAGTCCAATTTGCGGATTACTAGAAAATTGCCGGTAGATGCTGGGGGTAGCATTGTTGATGTGGCTAAGGCGGAAAAAGCAGCGTCCGATGCGTATGCAGAGGTCATTACTGCTACAACAAAACTAAGGCAAGCAAGACAAACTCGCGATACTGCGACCAAGAGAAAACTAGAAGAAGATTTACGCACGCAGCAACAATTGAAGCCCGTTGATCTTTCTGCAGGAGACGAAAAAGAAAAGAAAGGCAAACGCACTCCCCTTGATCAAATCATGGACTCGGAAAGCATCCGCAGACTGAAAATGAAAGAGTCTGATCTGGAGCTTCGCATTGCCGAGCGTATTGCTGATGCGAAATTAAAAGGCAATGATGCAGAAGTGGCAAGCCTCACAAACGTGTCCAAAGCTATCAAGGCTCAATCGGAATTCAGTGCCGCAAGGGAATACGTCTTAGAGCTGATAAACAAAGAAGACCAGCTTCTTGCCAGCAAATCATTAAATGAGATTCAATTTGCCAATAAGCTTGAGGATGCCAAGACGGCAATGTACGTGGCGGAGAATGATTTAAAGAAGGCATTTCTTGTTTTGCAGGGCGATGAAAATGAACTAGCAAAAGAAGCAATTAAGGATGCACAGAAAAAGCTGGATCAACAGCGAGAATATAATAGGCTTCTTGAAGATGCCAAGATTGAAGCTGGCCTGATTGGGCCTGAACAAGCGGCAATTCTTCTGCAGCGAAGAGGCTTTGAAGATGCCCAAAGAAGGGCGCAAGAAGCGGGTCAAGACCCTGCCGAACTCATGCGCATTCAAGCGGCTATTCCGCAAGCTGGCTCCATCCAGGAAAGCATCGACAGCCTTCAAGATGCACTAGATAAATTGCTATCCACGCAAGAGATGGTAAAATTCTCCGCTAATTCCATTGGAGAAGCATTTGCCAGCTCGTTTAAGGACGCTATTACTGGCGCTGCCACTGCACAAGAGGCGCTTGCTGGATTCTTCAAGCGTGTTGGCGATGCATTTGCTGATATGGCTGCGCAGATGATTCAAAAGATGATCCAAATGTACATCTTGAATCAATTTTTGAACATTCTTCCTGGCATGGGGAGCTTTGCTGGTGGCGCCAAGATTGGCCAGTCAGTTTCAATGCCCACTGGAGCAGGCATTGGTGCGGGTGGCGGTATTCTTCAAAACAGCATGGGGCAAGGTTTTGGCACTTTTGGTCCAAACTTCGGCATTCGCCAATTTGCCAATGGAGGCATGGTAACTGGCCCCACTCTTGGCCTCATTGGCGAAGGTAAATACAACGAAGCCGTAGTCCCTCTGCCCGATGGTAAAACCATTCCAGTGGATCTTGGCGGTGCTGCTGGCAATCAAATTGTCAGTAACATTACAGTAAATGTAAACAACGGCCAAACGCAAAGCAATGCCAATGGCTCCAATTCTTCTGAACTTGGCCGTAAGCTAGAAGGCGCCGTGAAACAAGTGATTGTTGGTGAACTTCGTCCTGGCGGTCTCCTCGCTCGTTAATTATGCCACAACCCACTTTTGCTATCCCTTGTGAATACGGACTAACAGCCCAACGTGGCACGCGAACAAAGCGCGTGCAATTTGGTGATGGCTATGAGCAAGTGATGCCTGAAGAGATTAATGATGACATTCGCGCGTATCAAATTGATACTGTTCCCATTGCTGATAGCATTGCCATTT